TCGGGACTGACCGCCCTTCCAAAAGCGGCAATCCTTTTTATATGTCTATTATAGAGCCTTTGCGGAGAAAACGCAAGGGCTTTCTTTTGTGAAACGCAGGAAGGAGGGAGAATGGTTGCGAAACGAAAGGCAGACACGCGGCGCGGCGTCAAAATTTCAGACAAGGGAAGATGCCGGTGATTACTATATCAGCGGTTATTTTTCTGTATTTGATACGAATTATGAGCTCTGGGAAGGCGCAACGGAAAGCATTGCGCCGACCGCGTTTGACGGGGCGTTATCCGGCGACATACGCTGTCTGACGGACCATGAAACGCGGCTTGTACTGGGGCGGACAAAGGCGGGCACGCTGACGCTGAAAACGGACAGCCGCGGGCTTTGGGGTGAGGTGAAAATCAATCCGAAGGATACGGACGCCATGAACCTGTACGAGCGGGTAAAGCGGGGCGACGTAGACCAATGCAGCTTCGGCTTTGACATTCTGGAGGAGGAATTTGCCGAAAACGGCGGCGTTGTGCATTGGACGATAAAGAAAGTAAAGCTGTACGAGGTTTCCGTGGTGACATTCCCGGCCTACCAGGAAACGGGAGTATCCGCCAGAAAGGAACAGTTGGAGGAGAAGCGGAGGCGTGAATTTTCCACATGGAAGCAGCGGACGCTGAAAATGGTGAAAGGAGAGAACTGAATGGCACTGAAAACGTTGGTTTTGCGTTCCAAGCTGGACGCGAAGCAGAAGGAACTGGAACGCCTGCGGGCGAAGGACGCGGAGTTTGAAACACGGGAGGCGGAGCTTTCAGCAGCCGTGGAGGAAATGACGGAGGAAACACCCGAGGAAGACAGGACGCTTGTGGAACAGCAGGCCGAGGCGTTCCAGCAGGACAAGGACGCGCATGAAGCGGCGAAGGGGGAACTGGAGGCCGAGGTGGAGCGGCTGGAAGCCGAAATAGAAGCGGAGGAAAAACGGCAGAAGCCGCCTAAGGCAAAACCGGAAAAAGCAGAAGGACAAGAAAGGAGTGCGGGGATTTTGGAAAAAAGGAAATTTTTCGGCATGAATGTGCAGGAGCGGGACGCATTTTTTGCACGGGAGGACGTAAAGGACTTTTTGCAGCAGGCAAGGGAGCTTGCCGGGCAGAGGCGGGCTGCAAACGGGACGGAACTGACGATACCAGACGTGATGCTGGAGCTGATCCGGGAAAATATCCGCGATTATTCCAAGCTGCTCAGAAAGGTGCGCGTGTACCAGGTATCCGGCACAGCAAGGCAGAACATCATGGGGACAATCCCGGAGGCAGTCTGGACGGAAATGTGCGCCAAGCTGAACGAACTGGATTTCCTGTTCAACCAGGTCGAGGTGGACGGGTACAAGGTCGGCGGCTATGTGGCGGTTTGCAATGCGACGCTGGAGGACAGCGACCTTTCGCTTGCCTCCGAACTGCTGACAGGCATCGGGCAGGCGATTGGCATTGCGCTGGACAAGGCGATTTTGTTTGGCACAGGGGTGAAGATGCCGCTGGGCATTTTTACAAGGCTGGCACAGACGGCAAAGCCCTCCGGCTACCCGGAAAAAGCTGCGGAATGGGAGGATTTGCATACATCGAATATCCTTTCCATTGCAGCAGCGAACAGTGTGGGAATCAAACTCTTCCAGAGCATCATCAAGGCGGCGGGGAGCGCAAAAGGGAAATACAGCAGGGGTGAGAAATTCTGGGCGATGAACGAAATGACACGCACAACGCTGCTGGCAGAATCTCTTTCCGTCAATGCTGCAGGTGCCATAGCGGCAGGGATGGACAGGTCGATGCCGATTATTGGCGGGGAAATCGTGGAATTGGATTTTATCCCCGATAACGTTATTCTCGGCGGGTACGGTGACCTGTACCTGCTGGCAGAACGCGCGGGGACGCAGCTGGCGCGTTCGGAACACGTCCTGTTTATCGAGGACCAGACGGTATTCAAGGGTACGGCACGGTATGACGGGCTGCCCGTAATCCCGGAAGGGTTTGTAGCAATCGGTTTGAACGGGACAACGCCCTCTGCGGCAGGCGTAGCATTTGCGCCGGACAAGGCAAATACAACGGAGGAAGCAGCGGAAAAGTGAGGGGGATAAAGAATGACGGAGGCACAGAAGCTTGTGATATTGAAAAAAGATTTGCAGCTGACGACAGCGGTGAATGATGAATATCTTGCGACGCTCCTGTCTTTCGCCGCTGCCGCTGTCCAGCGGGAAGGGATTTTTCTGAAACGCGGGGACATTGAGTGTGAAATGGCAGTAATCCATTATGCGGCGTACCTGTTCCGCAGGCGCGCCGGAATGGATACTGCCATGCCCCGCTTTCTACGTTATGAACTGAATAACCTGTTGTTCAGCCAGAAAGGGAGTGGCGGCTCATGACGTTTGACGATGGTATTCTGCAGGTATACCGCACGGAAAACACGGCGGAGAATGGGGCAATGCCACGGGAAACGCAGACGCTGCTTTCCGAACATTATTTCGGGTATGATGTGCTGGGCTTTAGCCGGTACTATACAGCTTTGCAGGCGAACCAGAGCGTCAGCGCGGTGGTGAATATCCCGGGCTGGCATGAAATTTCCGTGCTGGACGCCGTTACCATGGAGGACGGGCAGCGGTATCTGATACGCCTCTGCCAGCCCATGAAGGACGAAAACGGGCTGAATATCACAAAGCTGACGCTGGAAAGGGTGATAAATGGTGCATGAACTGACGGAACGGGTGCGGCTGGCATTGATTTCCCTGCCGGTAGATGTGTTTCATTACCACGCATTCAAAAAGAAAGACCGCTATATCGTATGGGCGGAACAGGCGGAGGGCGGCTCTGTGGAGGCGGATGACAGGAAACAGGAGTATTCCATAAGCGGGTATATCGACTTTTTCACCAGAGAGGAGAACGACCCTGTTGTGGATATGGTTTCCGGAAGGCTGAAATCCGCAGAAATTGCGTTTTCGCTGAATGAAGTGGAATATGAGGAGGAAACAAAGTATATCCACTATGTCTGGAGATTTGAGGTGGTTTGATGGCAAGGATAAAATTTGACGCGGGCGACTTAGATAAACGCATGGAAAAACTGCGTATTTCTGTCCAGAATTACATCGGGAAACAGGCATTGTACGGCGGAGCAGATATTTTTGCAGATGAACTGCGGAAAGAAGCGGAGGCTATCCCTGATGAAGTATTCAAACATCTGGACAGGGAAGAAAAATTCCGCAGCGTAGCGGAAAAGGATAAGGCTCATCTGGTGGAATCGCTGGGTATTTCCGAGTTTTACGGTGAAGATGGCGCGACATTTGCCAGCGTGGGATTTGAAGGATATCAGGGGGTGCCGACAAAAAAGTATCCAAACGGTATCCCGAACGCACTGCTGGCGCGGTCGATTAACAGCGGTTCTTCCGTGCGGCAGAGATATCCGTTTATCGACAGGGCGGCAAGGCGCGCAAAGCCAAAAGTGGAGGCAAAGATGAAGGAGATTACGGAGCGGGAAATGGACAGGATTCTGCGGGGATGAAAGGAGTGTATTTGAATGGCAACGATAGGTCTGAGCAAGCCGATGGCGGCGTTATACGAAAATACGGATACAGCAATTTCCTATACAAAAGGGACAGTGCTGGGCAAGGCAGTGACGTTTTCCTCTGAAATTGAGCAGGCAGATGATAATAACCTTTGGGGCGATAACGGCATTGTGGAAAGTGACAGGAGCTTTACCAGCGGTACTATGACGATTGGCACGGATGATTTGACACAGGAAGCAAGTGCGCTGATACTTGGCATTACACCGAAACCGATGGGAGAAGGCGGCGATAACAGCGAGCTTGTCTATGATGATGACATGAACGTGCCTTATCTGGGTTTCGGCTGTGTGGTGAAAAAGAAGCGCGGCGGGGTATATAAATGGCGTGCAGTGGTATTCCCGAAAATTATGTTTGACATTCCGCCAGACGCGGCAGATACACAGGGGGAAAGCATCGAATGGCAAACACCGGAGCTGACCGCGACCATACTGCGGGACGACAGCGAAAAACACCGCTGGAAGATGGAAGCGACATTCGGCACAGAGGCGGAGGCAGTGGCGTATATTCGGGGGAAACTTGGAATGACAACAACACCTGCAAGGCTGGCAAAGGAGGCTGCAAAATGAACAGGTTATCTGAAATTGAAATCGGCGGAATAAAATACCTGTTGAATTTTTCCGTACAGGCAGCTTCAGAAATCTATGAGAGGTACGGGGATACCGCCGGAATGCAGGAATGTATTATGGATGGATACACAGAAAAAAGCATTGCGGAAACGCTCTGGGTTCTGGATATTTTGGCACAGCAGGGGGCGGAATATGTAAAACTGCACGAAGACGGGGAACAGCTGTTTTTGTGTACGGATATCCTGCGGACGCTGCTGGGGATTCGTGAATTTAATGAAGTGCGGGCAAGTATATTTGAAGCTATTTCAAAAAGCATGACGGAAACGGTGGAAGTAAAGCCGCCAAAAAACGCAGGAACCACGCAGGGCATTGCAGCTTTGCGTGGTTTTGGTTTTATGGACGCCTTCTTGCAGTTCCTGAAAAAGAGCTGAAGTGTATGCCGTTCGGTGAATTGCGGGATATGATTGCGTGCTATCAGATTTTGCATGGGGCAGAGGAAAAAATCATTTTGGACGATTTCGATGAAATGATACCGGCAGATTTGAAATAGGAGGAAAACTATGGCAAGAGGAATGGGCTACAAAATCGGATTCGAGGGCGAAACCGAGTTCATGAACGCAGTGAAACAGATGAATGCACAGCTTCGTACACTTCAGACGGAAATGCAGGCAGTGACATCTGCATTTGACAGGGAGGACCAGAGCCAGGAAAAGCTGATTGCACAAAGCAGGGTTCTGACCCGCCAGATTGCATTACAGGAGCAGAGGGTAGAAGCACAGCGGCGGCTTTTGGATGAGGCGCGGGCGGCATATGACGAAAACAGCATTGTAGTGCAAAGGTATGCACAGCAGATGAACCGCGCGGTTGCAGATTTGAACAATATGAACCGCGCCCTGCGGCAGAATGAAAACGCTTTGGAACAGATGGGCAACAGCACAGAGGACGCAGGTGACGGGCTGGATAATCTGGATGGAGAGATGGAAGGCGGCTCCCGACAGGCAGATGTATTTGCGTCGGTTCTGGGCGGCAGTCTTGCGGCGAAAGGGCTGGAAGTCGTGGCATCGGCAGCAGTTGACGCAACAAAGAAAATTGCGGAATTTTCTGCCGAAGCGGATAAGGCGCTTTCTATGGTGCAGGCGCAGCTTGGGCTGACGGAGGAAGAAGCAGAAAGTTATGGGAGCATCGTGACTGCAGTTTATGCAAAAGGATTTGCCGAGAGCATGGAGGAAGCGGCGGAGGTTGTTGCAAAGGTTGGGCAGCAGATGGGGGATATTTCAGCGGAAGAAATGCTGGAAGTCGCAAATGGGGCATTGATTTTGCAGGAAGCTTTCGGCATTGATTTGCAAGAAAGTTTAAGGGCTGTTGATGCACTGAAAAATAATTTCGGTGCTGATTTCAAAGAAGCTATCGACTATTTGGTTGCAGGTGCACAGCAGGGATTAAACCAAAACGGAGACCTTGCCGACCAAGCTGCGGAATATTCTGCAAATTTTGCAGATCTGGGATATGACATGAAACAGATGTTTAGTATCTGGAAAAGTGGCACAGAAAATGCAGCATTCCAAATTGATGGTTTAAGCGAAGCTGTTCGGGAATTTGGTATCAATACAAAAGACACAGGAATATCCGATGTTTTTCAAAGCCTCGGACTAAATGCGGAAGAATTGATTGCTATGTTTGCCGAAGGCGGGCAACAGGCACAGGACGCGTCACAGATTGTAAACCAAGCTCTTTTTGAAATGAATGACAAGGTTAAACAAAATGAAATCGGTGTAGCGTTATATGGAACAAAATGGGAAGATATGGGGATTAGGACTGTGCAGGCTATGGCAAATATGGGAGCAGAGCTTGAGAATGTAGACGGAGCGGCACAGGCGGCGGGCGAAGCAATGGTTTCCAATTTCTCCGACCAGATGCGCATTTTACAGCAGGAAGTAGCGGCGGCAGTGT